AATGTTAAACAGACCCTCCAAGGAGAATCCGTAATCCTACATCATCCGCCAGGGCCTCATCTCCGCGTCTGAGGAAATGCCGTTCAAATAACCGCTTGAGATCCCGGTAATAAGCTTCCTGCACACCCAGAACCTTATACATTGGTTGTCCGGTACCTTGTCCAAGTGCAGCCTTGATCTGCGTAATACGAGCAAATGGTTTTCGCGTTTTCCTACTAACCATCTTCTCGTACATGAGGGCCGCTTGATGTATTGGATTGGGTACATAGCAACATCGAGGTATCTTTTTCCCGTTGTGAATAAAGAATCTGTCAAATGAATATCCCCACCGCCTACGTTTATATATAACCGTAGGACTGTGTAAGGCTTGATGATCCTGCACAACACTACCCAGATATTGTAATATCTGGTCAGGGTTAATTGGGATTTCTTTAGCCGGCACCCGTGCCACCATAAGTGCTTTGGTTTCCGGGTTTCTGCCCATACACCGATCAATGAAAGGTCCAAGATGATTCGAACTTGCATCGGGATCTTCAATCAGTACCGTAGTAAGCGTACTGATCATTTCATCCAGCTTGACTTCCTCATAAGCGAGGTATTCAATGTCCTGGCTTTCGGGTGGTTTAGGGGGGTCGCTTTTCAGTCTTTCTTTGATAATAGCAGGAGCCCCTATTCCCCCGGGTTCAGTGTCTTTGTTTATAATCTTTTGGTCGGTGTCCGCATCCTTCACTTCGCTACTCTTTTCAGGGAACTCCCCTTCAGGGTCGAAATCTTCTCCTTCAGGGCCTTCGTAGTCCTCTTGCTCTGTAACCGTTGGAGATGTACCATCATAAACTACCTCCTCGATTTCGGATTCCTGACCACTCCCAAGATCAAGGTCCTCTCGTGGCTGCGCCTCGCCTATGCTTTGTGTTCGCTTAGGTTTCTTGCGTCCACTGCCTTTTGGTCTTGCCATGATTATTACTCCTATCGGCTAAAAGTTATTATCAATTAGGTAACATTGGTTCTGGCTGACCGGTATGCAACAACGGAAAAATCCTTACTGTTATAAACCGATTTCGCCTCACCCTTGATGATGCCGATTGCTACGCCAAACTGATTGTCGTAGTCGAACTTCTTCTCGACCCATCTCAGATAGCCATTCTTACCCTGGATTCGATATCCACCTACGCCAACGATGGCAGCCTGTTTGCCAAGCAAATAGGGCTCTGCACCGTAAACATCAGTGCCGGAACCCCAGCCTGTGAAAATGGTGCAATTGTCATGATCATAAAGAACAAGACCATCCCAATCTATAAGGGCACCTGCAAAGAGTGGATTACCACTACCTCGCCTTTCGGCTTCCCTCGTTACCTGTTGGTAAACGGAGTCGTTTATCTTAAGATCATAAGACACATGATCGTGCATAACACACATATACCGATAAACGGTCTTGGTGTTTACCTTGCTGATCTTAAGCGGGGGAATCTTCGGGTCGGCTGTCGCCTTTGCGTAAGTTTGAGCCTTTGACCAATCGGCCAAAGTCATAAGGTCGGTTGCTAGAACCGAACTTGTCGCTGTACGGCTGTTGACATAAAAGATCTTGGTGCATGAAGCGGCGATAACGGTGAAGATATCCTCATCCCGCTTTTCCGCCATCCAGTCACCGAGACCATCCCTAATTTCGACTGGTAGATTGTATTCCGTAGCCTGTTGTGTCTCTTCACCTGCATAACGACCAGCATTTCGGAGCTGGCTAATTGTCCAGGTCATGCTATGGAAATCCGGGGCCTCTTCGTTATCTTCCAAGAGCTCATCATTGGCAACTCCTGCGGAATCAAACGGCATAATAAGGCCTTCAGTCATCTGATAACCAGCCTTCTGAGCGAAATCAGCTTTGAGCTGAATGATGTTATTTGTACCCTTACCAGTAAAAGGCTTAAAAAACTGGTCTCTCTGGTGGGTATGCCATAACTGCTTCGCCCAACGCTCGACTCTAAGGGCGCTATTAACGCCACTGGTAAAATATATCAGTGCCATGATTTAAGTCTCCTCGTTGTTACAACCAAAAAGGGGACATATAGGCGATTAAATAAGACCTGCTTTATCGAGTTCTTCGTCTGTCACGTCATCCCAACCAAGATCAACTTTACCTTCGGCCGCTTTTGCGGTTTTAGGTTGAGTTACCTTCTTGGGCTTCTTTTCAAGACCCTCTAAGGTCTTTTTAGTCGCTTTTTGAACTCCCTTTTTGATCTTCTCTGGCGCCTGTTTTCTCAAACCATGCTCATAGGCAGCTAATTGTGGAAAGGGCTGGGCCTGTAAATATTTCAGCAAGCCTTTATCTTTGACACTGATGACTTCTTTGGTTTTGGGATCTAAAGTAAATATTTCCTCCCATGTAGTCTGAACTACCTCATCAAAGTCATCACGTCCTATCCTCACCACAGCATCCTGTAGGGCGGTAATGACGGCATTAACCCGATTAAATACTGGGTTTTTGTCATCTGATGCCCAATTCTGGATTGCTTGATCGGCTGCATCAACGGCACGGTGATCGAAATATTGCGCCATTTCGTCTTGATTATCCCACTCCCCTGGCTTTTTCACGCCTTCAGGTAATTGACCGGGGGGTAGGGCTTCTTGCCTAACTGGTTGCCCAGCTTCTTGCTCACCTTCTTTTGGCCGTCCCAACGCCTCATTGAGTTGCGTCTGGTAAAAATCGGACTGCGTTTTAAGGCTTGCAATCTCCGCCTCTAAAGCAGCGATTCGTTGATCTGCTTCAGATGGCTCTTCCTCACCTTCGGCCTCTTCTTCTTCCCCTTCCGGTTCGGGTTCCTCGGGTTCCTCGGGGGGTTTGGTTTTCGTCCCTTCGGGTTCGGGTTCCTCGGGTTCTTCCGGGGGCTCGGCTTTCGCTTTGGCTTTAGGTATGGTCTTTGGTGCGGCGTCAGGGTCTAAGTCAGGCGATAACTCACCTGCCGCATCCCATTCGCCACCTTCGCCTGGGCTATCTTCGCTTCCAACTTCTCCTCTCTCATTTAAGAAAAGAGTCTTAAGTAAGTCCCAGGCGTTCCTTACGGGACTCCCGAGAGTCTTCTTGTTTTGTAGCTCTCTACCCATGATTCAAATTCCTCCTATAAAATAAAAAAAGCCGGTCAGAAGACGCACAATGCGCCAACCAATCGGCCTTATCTGATGCTCGTTTTGGTTAAAACAAAAAAACCGCTGATAGCTTACGCTACCAACGGTCTAATCTCGTACTCGTTTGGTATTTTAAGGACCGGATCTCAGGCACTCTCTCTCCGGTCTGCTCTACTATGCCTCCCCGCTCTTAGAAGTGCCTCTGCCAACGGATCATAAGCTGTTGTTTTCGCCAGTTATTTTAACACTTATCTCTAATTTGAATACAATTTTGCCCAATTCCGGGCGGTTCTCTTTAGTGACTTCACACCATATAGCTCTATTATTGCACTCTGTTTCCAATTTGTCAATGAATTTTATTGCCTCTTCTTTTTTCACTATTTAAAAAACTCCCTCACTTTCTCCCTCTTCATCTTCCCCTTTTAGCAGAACACGGCTCACCACAAATCCGACAAACAATTTCTCCTGGTCCTGTATGATACGGCTCACATTGATGAGATTTTTGATTTCCAAAAAACTCTCTCACCTTATCAATCACATATTCAACCTCTTCATCCGTCAATTCAGGGTACATAGGCAAGGATAGTACCTCATTGGATATTTGCTCTGTCATGGGCAAATGGAAATTATCTAACCCTAACCCTTTCTGTTTATGATTCGGTATCCGGTCTTTGACCATGGTTTCTATGCCGTTATCAGCCAAATGTTTAGCCAGTTCATCCCTTTTAGAAGGATGTTGTCCATAATCCGTTGCTCCTGAAACACGGATGACGTAGTTTTGAAAGACATCATTATGTTTTCCGTCTCTCAAATGGTAGCGTTCTGACAAGATTATATCTGGATATAGATCCCATAAAATACTATTGGTATACATACCAGCTATCTCTCTTCGCCTCTCAATATACCCCTCTAAATACTTCATCTTGACGTTCAGGACAGCCGCCTGGATATTGTCTAAGATGGTATTGTAGCCCCACCCAAAGATAATCCCCTTAGTGTTTTTACTGTTGGGATATCCTGGCCACTCCCCATGATCCCTGAGCATATACATCAAGGTTGCCAACGCTTCATTATCGGCCACAACCATACCGCCTTCGCCATAAGAACCTAATATCTTGGCAGGGTAGAAGCTGAAGCAAGATATATCAGACCAAAATCCACAGGGTTCTCCCATATACTTTGCGCCAACTGCTTGAGCCGCATCTTGAATAATCGCAATTTCTGGCCGAAGTTTTTTAATATGAGATAAATATTTCATGTCACACATCCGACCATTCAGATGAACAGGAATAATGGCTTTAGTGCTAGCGGTGATAGTTTTTTCAAGCTGATACATATCCATCGTATAATCATCTGTTATATCCACAAGGACAGGAGTAGCCCCACAAGCCACGATCACATCAATGGTGGCTATGTAGGTATGGCTTACCGTGATAACTTCGTCTCCTGGGCCGATTCC